TTCCAAAAAAAATCTGTTAAAAATAGGAATATGATTTCAAAAGCGAAATACGTTCAGAAAAAATATAAATCAAATAACGATTAAAGATTCTCATTCAAACTTTTAAGTTTGAAATAAGTTAACTTGTCGTATTTTTCTGAAATTACTTTATCAAGAGTTTCATCAATTCTTGTTTGAGTTGAGTTATCTTCATTATTATTTTTCATTTCAGTTAATTTAGTTACAACACTTTTTTTAACATCATCAAATTTTTGGTTTAAAGTAACGTCATCTTCAGATAAAAGTTTTGTTAATTCTTTTTTATCTGACTCAGTTAATGAATCAATAAAATTTGTGATTGTTTTATTTGCAACATTAACCATAGAAGTTAGCGATATTTGAACAGTATCTGCTTTCTTGATAGGTAATTTCTTAAGAGATTCTGAAATGTATTTTTTACTAGTTATTCTTGATTCGATTGTTAGGACATCTCTCGAGAATAAATTATCAATATTATTATACTGATTGTCAACCTTAGAATTTTTAATCCAAGACTTTAATGGTGTAATATCCGACTCTTGTATTTTATTAATGGTATTTTCATAAATGGTTATACATTCATTCACATATTCATTAACGATAGATTCCGATAATCCTTTATTAGAAGATAAATCATCATATAAATAAAAAAGTTTGCATATTTTTTTATTTTCTAAAACTAACTTTTTAAAGTTTTTGAATTCTTGTTTAAATGTGTTGTTTTTATATGATTCTAATAACACATCTTCTATCTTCGATTTAATTATTCCAAAATTTGTCATCTCTTTTTTATTTATAAATATCAGTCTTTTAGAAGTTTGTTTAACTCTTTTTCCATTTCACCTAAAGAATTTCTTGCTTTAGACAAATCAATAAATGAATCCGAATCTGTTAAGTTATCACTTTCTAATAAAATTGTTAAGTTATCACGTTTATATGATTCAGGTGTTATCTCCGCTTCACCTCCTGGTTCAGGTCCTGGTGGTGGTGGTATTGGAGCCCCTCCACCCATATCTTCAGGTGCTCCTAATCCTCCACCACTTGATTCACCTCCTGGAGGTGGTGGGGTTGCTCCCACAGTTTGAGTTGCGCCTGATTTAACACCATATAGTTTATCAATATTGTCAAATACACCTGTATGACTGATAATAGTCGCCGTGTTAGTTAATTCAGCACCAACCGCTTTTTCAATACGTTGTTGTTGTAAATCTAATTTAATTTCTTCATCAGAGAATCCTAATACGTGTTTCTTAGCCCAAGTTACAGAAACTGGTGCAATACCTTCGATTGCCGTTACTGCATCTTTATATAATAAAACTTTTTCTTTCCAAACATCAATTTTTAATAAATCGGCCTGTGTTGATGGGTTAGTTAAACCTAATGTAAAGTTTGACAATTCATCTTCAAACCCTAATAAGAATAAATGGATGATAGCTATTTTATTCATTTCCGCAATCATAGATTTTTGAATTCTATTAATTGTTCTTGCGAAACGGATATCTTGTAATGATAAATTCTTACCATCACCAACAACTTCCTCAAACCCTAAAAACGCTTTAGGAACTCTAAGGGCGGTTAATAATTTCTTTTGGATGTATTCAATATCGGCAATCTCCGCTAAATTCTGTGCACCTGGTAGAGTCTCAATTGGAGATGCTTGAGCAGGGTCACGTACAGGAATAAAATAATCTTGGTCAACCGCCATTTGATTAAATCTCATATCAACATTACCTGATTGACTATCAACAACCTGACTACGTTTGAATTTGTTCGCAACACGTTGTACATACGACTCAACATCTTTATCGTCCATATTACCTACAAAGACTTTAAAGACACGTCTTTCAGGGGCTCTTGAGGTACGATAGATTAACATTGCGTCTTCCGATAATAATAATTGTTTCCAAATACGTCTCGCTTTTTCTAACATAGAAGTACCATAAGGTAATTTTCTATCATCACCTAATAATCTAAAGTGGGCAATTTCCCATGAATTAAATTCCATGTCTTTAGCCTTCCACTTAAATCTTAAACCTTTATTTTCTGCGGGTTCCTCGACGTTTGCCGATTTTGCCGCCATACCTCTTTCAAGTCGTTCAATCTCAATATTTGGTAATTGCATACATCCAACAATACCTTTTTCAGCATCTAATTTTAAATAAACAAAATTATCACCGTATTTTGCGGTATTTCTTGTCCACATCGGTAAATTAGTATTGATATCTAAAACATTATTAAACAAGTCAATTAAGATTGATTTAATACGTTTAGATTCTGAATATATTTGTAACATGTAACCATTTTGGTCAACAGTTGTTGATTCTTCACCGTAGATATCTAAAGCCGCCGAAATTTCAGGAGTATATTCCATTGATTCATAATCATAGAATGATGCTAATCTTGTTGGTTCATAATAAACCGCTTGAGTGTATAAGTTACTCTCAATTTTAGTCCATTGATTGGCTAAGTAATACGTTTGTTGAGCTTGTAATTTTTCTTTATCGTATTCCTGTTTTGATGTCGTTTTTAATAACTCAGTCTTGTCTAACTTATATGTTGGATAATCTTGATTTAACAGGGCGTTAGGACCGAAGGCTTGAGATAGCCTCTGCCAAACTGTAAATTGATTATTTTGATTGTTTTCCATGTAATAAATTTAATTCTAATTATCTATAATTAAATAGTTAATTTTGTTTACCTTTCTTTCCATTAGGGTCACCCTTTTGTTGGTTTATTTTATTATCACCACCAGGTCTAACATTACTAATACCCTGACCAGGTACGTTTAATTTACTACCATTAAGTTTGTTCCCCGATTTTTTTCTAGAAGTTAGTCCCATGTGATATTTTATTAATAAATATTATCTAATACCAAATAACCAACCGTACTTTTGATAATCTTCTTTAGACATGTTCTGATTATTATATTGACCTATTCTTTCTGACATGTGTGGTATAACAGGATTAAATTCTAAATTTTTCGCAACTTGGTCATTATTGCTAACCGCCCAAGACTCAATCATTGCCTTAGTATGTTCGACAACTTTAGTTAAATTACTAAATGACGACTCAGCAACATAAGTTGCCATGGCGACTGACATAATTAAGTCATCATGATGTCCTTTTTGGTGGTCAGGACGACCATTAATGTAAATGAAAGTATTCATTTCATTGAAAAGTCTTGAACTGTAGATTTTAAACCCATGTCTCATCCCTTCTTCAAATGAAGCAATAATTTGAACTCTTTTATTATTAAAATTAATTCCTGGTATTTTTTCATGGGACTTAGAATCGTATTTCCACTTATTAGCGGTGTCAACACCATCAACATATAAGTCTTTATAACCCATTTCCTGTAATTTTCTTGAGGTGGAAACTCCCATTCCACCTGTGATATCAATCACAATAAAACATGAATACATGTTGGCCCATTTATAACAAATTTCCGCCATAGTATCAGGAGGTAATTTACCAACATATTCCGCAACTTGTTCTCTTTCGTCAAAATCAATGATTTGGAACGAACTAAAGTCTTCACTATCCCCACGAGAAACGTCGACCCCCATAATGTATTTATGTCCAACGACAGGTTCTTTCCAAATCCACAAAGCATTACCCATCATTTTATTCTTGGGTTCTACAATAGAATTTTCTCTAATTGTTTGTAACATTTTAGAATCAAATACGTTATCACCTGAACCTAAGAAGTTACATTCCAACTCCTGAGATACTTTACGTTTATCATATTTTAATTTCTTAACCATCGCTTCAAACCAAGACGAGCAAGGTTTATAACCTTGATTCATTAATTCTCTCAGTTCTTTATAATCTCTTTCGTGTGCGGGTATATGGGACCAACTGAGTATATCTTTTTCACTGTATTCTTCTTTATTTAAAAGATAGTGAATCATATCGTCGGTTTTAACCAAATATAAATCTTTTGTGTAACGAGGGTCACGGTACCAATACATTTCAGAAATCCTGAAGTCATTCATATTCCTTAACGCTTGGTCGTATATCTCATAATAAATTCGGTCATAACCATTTGGTGTTGAGACTACGATTACTTTACCACCTGTAGATAAGGACGCCATACAAGCTGCCCAAAAATCACTGTCGGCCTCGATAAATGCCGCCTCATCAAATACAAGTATTGTTGGTGTAAATCCACGTAAGGCATCTTTAGATGTTGCAACGGCTTTAACCTCACTACCGTTATTTAGTTTATAATGTTTTTGTGAGTTTTTTTCCGATGCAAAATCAATACCAACCCAACTTGGCCATTGACTGATAAAAGCTCTAATCTTGTTAGCCATCTCTAATGACGTATCAAGTTTATTGGCTATTATAAGGATTTTTTCGGGTTTGTTTTTCTTAGCAAAAGAAAGTTTCATCGAAGCCCAAGCTGCGGTAACCGTAGATACTC